GTATGTCGACAGCAGCCAGGAAGAAGGTGGGTGCTTGCTAGCCTACGAGAAAGAGCAGAACATCAGCCATACCCTTCCCACAATAGTGGCCGGTATGATGGTGCAAACCTTTCTAAACAAGCTACGAGGTCAGCAGACCTTCAAGTCAGTGTTCATGGTATAACGTAAACAATCGCAGTATAAATAAAAAAACAACCTAAATAAATAAATACATATATATGGCTATCATTAAACCCTCTCTTAAATTCGAAGGCTCGGAACTCAACCTCAGCGCATCTGCTGCTCCATACATCAAAGATGGTGTCCGCAAGGCACTTTTCAACAAAACAACAAATCAAGAAGGTGCATACATCTACTTCCTTCCTGCCTACAAAGCAGACGACAGAGGTCAGGGTGTGTGGTTCAAGAAGATTGCGATCCGCGACAACTTTGGCACCAACTTCAAGGAAAAATACTATGTAGCAAATCGTGCCCAGGATCCTGCAGACTATTTTGCAAACAACTTCAGGCTTTTGTATCCTGAAGATGCCAAGGTTACTGACATTGAAACTAACGGTAAGAAGTTCAAGAAGTATCCGAACTGCGGGCGTATTGCTGAGCGTGTGGTGTACAACGTGGCATTTGCCCAGAATCTAGGTGCAGGTGCTCATGTACTGGACTTGCCGTTGCGTAACGGCGCAGACATGTTGATGGGTTGGCTTGAGGGTAAGGACTTGACAGGTAACTATCGGCAGCCTATCAATGACCATGAGCGCTGCGTACCAGTGTTTGTGAAGCTGAAAGAAAACTCTGCGAATCCTTGGATGATCCAGGTCGAGAATAATCAAGCTGTGCAGTTACCATTGCAATTGGCAGATAGCGATTATCTGTACAATCTGGATGAGATCTTCGTGCCAAAGAGCAAGGAAGAAATCCTGTCCAAGCTGCGGGAAATGTACTCGGCTGATGTGTTCGATGACTGCATGCAAGGTTTCCCAGGACTGTTGAAGCCGTCGGTGCAGGGAACTGCGTTGCCTGCGAGACAACAACAAGCACCTGTAAGGGAAGTCCCGGTAATGCAGGAAATCGCTAAGCCTACGATGGCTCCTGTTGCAGTGGCAGCCATCGACATACCTAAAGTTAACATCTCAGCACCCACCACAGCCATTAATCCTCCAGCTGCAGCGGACTTGAGCTCTCTACCCAGAAATCCTATGATGGCTGGAATGTTGAGCCGCGAAGAAGCGCAGCGGTTCATGGCGCAAGAATAATAAAATATGAATATAGACAGTCTGTTAGGTGCAGTTAAAAAAAGCTTCGGAAAAACGTTCAAGTCCGAAGCAGTGAATCTAGATCTAAATACTGTAGACAAGGAACTCCCTCCTACAGGTATTGTTCTAGATAACCCCCTAATGGAGTACGCATTCGACCGTAGGTTTATGGCCTACGGTCGGTGCTATCTCGTTTATGGGAAGAAGGGCTGCAGCAAAACTACATTGCTGTTTGACCTTGCCAAAGTATTCCAGAAGGCTGGAGGGTACATGTTCTGGATCGAGACTGAGAGTGCGCCTGACTTCCGTTATATGGAATTGCAGGGTGTAGATCCTACCAAAGTAGTCTATCACAATCCTCGAGGCATTGAAGAAGCCTTGACCTTGTGTAAAATGATTATTGAAAACTATAGCAAGCATAGTGACGGGAAAACTCCTGTACTAATTGCTCTAGATTCGATTGCTGGTGGCGCTACTGACTACGAGCGTGATCAGGACGTGATTGGTCAAGCAAAGCCTGGCGAGCATGCCAAATTGATGGCTGCGTTCTACAGACACATCATTCCATACCTTGAGTGTGAGAATATGATGTTTGTAGCCACCAATCAGTTGAGAGACCAGATTGGAGGTATGCAAGGTTTCGGTACTGAAAAACCTGAAGCATTGCTCGGTGGCGAAGCACAGAGGTTCAATAGCACATATCAATTCAAAGTTGCGCGTATTCGTGACAATCTTGAAGAAGACCATATGGGTGTAAAGCGTAAGGCTGGCTCTACACATACACTAACAGTGAAGCGTAACAAACTCGGCCGCGAGGGCAATAGCCAGAAGGTAGAGTTTGACGTACATATTAATGGAGGTATCGATTGGTATTCTCCACTGGTACGTATGCTTGGCGAGCACTATCCTGCACTGGTTGGAAAAACTGGTGGATGGTATACGTGGAAAATTCCAGATATGGAGTTTACCCTGGAAGCTGACGGTGAACCTATCAAAGGAGTTATCGATACAGAGAAAAAGTTCAGAGAGCAAGATCTTGCGCTACTGATCAAGAACAGTCATCAAGCCAAAGAAAAGGTCAGGGAAGCTTTCGGAATCCCTGATATGCCTGCTCCAGAAGTGGAAGCTGCAATCGCCGAAACAAACAAGACTAGACGCAAGAAAAAGTCTGACCTTGAAATTGAAGTTGAGAACTCGAAAGAATACACCTACTTAAATGAGTAAGCCAGAAAAAGAATCGCATCTCGGATACATCACCACGTTTAACGAACAGACGCAGAGGTTCAGAAAGACAGACACTCTTTCTGGGCGGTGGTGGGAATGGTCAGGCAGAGGCAAACGCAACGCCCCTGTGCAGAACAAGGCTAAGAATGGTATCACCATAGAGAAGCTGCAAGCTGCAGGTAATAGTGTAAGAGTCAAACATCTCCGTTGGGCGCTGTATCTTCCGCAATTTGATGTGCGGGGTTATGGGCGTAAGGCTGTCGGTAGGGCGATAGTCGTTCCTTCTACATTCCGTGGTGACCCTATGTACTCATTCCTTCCAAAAGGAGGGTACACACATGTGGTAATCAAACATAAGTCAGGCAAATATGTCTGTGTGTCTAGTGAGTGCGCAGAAGACGACACATTCTGTTACTCTGCAGGTGTGGCTACGGCGCTAGATAGATTGACAGCGCTAGAGCTTGATTTGTTGCTGGCTTAGCCGCTTGTATATGGTTAGCGAGTACCAACATAAATTGGCTGAAATCGAGAAGCTCATCTCTAAGATGGACCTTCCGGTTTATCGGAAGGAAGTCAAGCACAACGACGATGCGCGCTGGTTAAAGAACAACTTAACAGTAAGAAATGCAAAGCATAAGAATTACGAAAAAGTAATGGAGCTGCTTAAAAGCATTGTCTGACCATCACCAACCCTAGGTTCGGTCCAATCCCGTGCCTAGGGTATCATACATTATGTTATATATAGGATTCGACAATGGTGTAACCAACAACGGAATAGGTGTCATCAATAGTGAAGGAGAAGCCAGACTCTACCCACTACCAGTTAAAAAAGAGCTGAGTTATACGAAGGAGGCAAAACACATATCTAGAATAGATTATACTCTTCTATTTGTGTTGTTTGGAGAGATCATAGCCGAATTCCATGAACTAGGTGTTAAAGTAGGTCTTGAGCGTCCTATGGTAAACAGTACAAGGTTCAACGCATCCATGAGCGCTGTTCGCGCACTGGAAGCTACCTTGATAGCTCTAGAGGCTGCCCAGTGGCCTTATGAGTATATTGATAGCAAAGAGTGGCAAAAGCATTTGCTACCTGCAGGCATCAAAGGCAGTGACGAGTTGAAGAAAGCTAGCCTAGATATAGGTAAGAGGTTGTTCCCGCAACTAAACATCAAAAAAGATGCAGATGGCTTACTGATTGCAGAGTTCCTTCGCAGGAAAAATCAGAATCAGTTGACCAAGGGTAAAAATGCAGCAACTTAATTTTATTACAGGTTACGATGGCTCTCCTGTACCTAAATTAAAAAGTCAATTAGAGTTGTGGGACGTAGGGTATAAGAACGCTACCATAAACCCAGAAACGTGGAAATCTTCCACAATAGAAAGATTCTTCAATGAGTTGGACTATTCTATAGTGCCAGCTTATGAAGATTATTGGAACAGTATAACTCCAAAGAACGATAGTGAGATCCTGCAGCGATGGTTGTTCGCTTTCATGAGCGTGCATACATCCTGGAAAGCTAATATAGTGGGGTATCAAGCTATCAAGAATTGGTGGTGTTGGTTGAATAAATGGGACAGTCTGCTCGAAGCCATACAAGGTAGTAGAGTAGGTATGCATAATGTGCGCGTTAAGTTCATTGCTGAATTCACACATAAATTCTGGGAAAACCCTGAAGCCTATAAAAAGACTGATGGAGAGTCCTGGATTGAGTTTAGAAATAGACTAAAGCGCGTCACGTTAGGTTTGGGTCCAGCAAAGACAAGCTTTGCCATAGAAATGTGCTATCCCACACAGGCAAAGCTTACGTGTCTAGACACACATATGTTTCAGGCATACGGCCTGGATCAAGTAAAAGATGCTAAACAATACGAAAAAATTGAGAGGCATTGGATAGATATGTGTACGATGTGGCAAATCCCGCCATACGTTGCTAGATGCATATATTGGGATATAAAGCAAGGTTATCCAGACAGCCGGTACTGGAGCCAGGTGTTAGAGCAGTAAACAAAAAAAACAAAAAAACAGTAATATTATGAACAAATCCTTCGAAGCACAAGTAATGCGAGTCCTTAACGATATGGTCAAGGCTGGTACAGTATTGGCCACAAAGCTATCTACCGGTGAAATTGGTTACACATTGAAGACTAGGTCCAAAATTAAGCCTATTTCTAGCACCAACAAGAGTTCTGCAGCTGCCCACAAAGCCTGGGCTACTCGCCGGAAAAATGCAAAGTTGAAGACCGTCAGAAAGAATGCGGCCCGTAAGGCTGTAGTCACCAAGGCCAAGAAGAAAGAACTGCACACCAAGCAAACTACAGCAGCCTACAAAGCATGGGATACTCGCAGAGCTTCTGCAAATAATCCTTTACTTCGCGGCAAGTTTGCGAAATAATTCAAATATGTCTGATGATGAGCATGACGATGATTGGTCTGAAGAAGAGAACGTCCCGAACGATGAAGTCCAGGACGTCCAAAAAATACTGAAGGCAGTAGACTTGAAGGCCAAGAAAGCAATGCATTATCTTGAGCTTGAAGGGTTCGTTGAAAGAACCTCTACTCCCGGAGTGTATAAATATACTCCTGAGGGTTTGGTGTTAGCTCGCAAACAGTATAAAGAGATGAAAGACCAGGGCCTATTATAGGTCGACAAACGTCCCCAGCCACATTATTAGTGTGGCTGGGGACAAAGGCCAGCATAGCTCAGTGGTAGAGCAACGGTTTTGTAAACCGTCGGTCCTCGGTTCAATCCCGAGTGCTGGCTCCATTTTTTTAGATATGATTACATGGATAGCTACATTGCTAGCGCTTTTTGCAGCTAGCGTATTTCTCACCTGCTACCTGCAAGGACTACGGCAAGACAACGCGTGGTCAGCAGGCTTTTGGGCGACACTAACAGTCTTGACGGCTGGTGTAGCAGTGATTAGTATTACCGACAGTAACAGTATGTTATTTCCAGCTATGCTGGGTGCCTTTGTAGGTACCTGGGTAGGTGTGAAGATAAAATAGCGTGGCGTCGCCTAGCGGCTATGGCACTTGCCTTGGGAGCAAGTTATCGAGGGTTCGAGTCCCTCCGTCACGATCAATTGCAGTACTTAACAAAAATAAAATTATGCTACTAGATTTTCAAAACTTAATTAAAAAATACGAATTGCGTATAAATGGTGCAATACATATTGGTGCACATCATGGCCAAGAATTTGAGGCGTACGCTAACGCAGGTATAACAAATTGTATATTTTTTGAACCGCTTAAAAAAAACTTTGAAGCATTGACTAGGCACGTAGGAGACAGAGCCATCTTAGTTAACAAGGCTCTAGGTAGCGAAACAAAGCAAATCGAGATGTTTGTAGAATCCGCTAATAGAGGTATGTCTTCGTCGATTCTTACACCTAAACTTCATACACAACAGTACCCTCATATAGTGTTTAATGAAAAAGAATTGGTTGAAATGATCCGGTTGGATGATTTCCCAATGGACGCAGAAAAATATAATTTTATAAGTATTGATGTGCAAGGTTACGAGTTGCATGTATTTAAGGGAGCAGAAAAAACATTACAGACAATCGATTACATTTTTAGTGAAGTGAACAGAGACGAGCTGTATGAAGGATGCGCTGATGTCACTGCATTGGATGAATATTTGGGTAGCTTCGGTTTCAATAGAGTAGAGACTTCATGGGCCGGAGGGACCTGGGGAGACGCGTTTTACTTAAAAAAATAGATTGCGCTGCACACGCTTGGGTAGTTATACCGTTAAGGAGACGGTCCAGACTGTAAATCTGGCGCTGTAATGGCTCGGTGGGCTCGATCCCCACACTACCCACCATTTTGTTATGATTCCAGAAAAGGGAAAATTCTATTACATTAACTACGTAGATAAAGAAGAGCCAGCTGGCTCTTATTTCGGTCCTGGTCGGTGTGTAGCTGTATTTGATAAGGATGAAACAGGCAACCCTATCAAACCGCTATACGAGTTCGAGCACCCTGACGATAAAGGAAAACTCGTACTCAGTGTTTTCTATGAAAATGAAATCATAATAGAAACCGGCAGACCTTGAAGGCTGTTAAAAAATCTGTACTTATGGCAGCTAAAAAAACAAATAAAAAAAATAAAAATAAGGAAGTTAATTGTGTTCACTGGTCTGTAAATGTGCAGGCTTATGAGCTAGATATTCCTGCAGGTAAATTTACAGTCGTGGACTATGATCACGACGACAGAGAAATATTCTGGACGAGAGGTACATTTCAGCTGGCTGCCCACACATCAGAATATAAAGCAGCTGAAGAAGCTTTAGATAAGTATTTGAAAAACAGCTAAAGGTATGTATAGTTCTGCGAATCTAGTGGGCGGATTAGGCAATCAGATGTTTCAAATAGCTCACGCTTATGCACAAGCATGGCAGGCTCAAGAAAAAGGTTTTCCGGTCGTAGCAAGGTTTAGCCTGTATGCTGAAGGATTAGAAGAACTTCCGCATAGACAACCCATAAATTATCAGTCAACCATACTCCGGAGGGTTGATTTCGCCGCGCTTACACCGCAGGAAGCTTCACACGACAATTGGAAGGATATGTATGAAGCCGGGTTCAACTACACTGAGCTTGTACCTGAATGGGACAAGTCTATTAAGTTTAATGGTTACTTCCAAAGTCCGAAATATTTCAAACGACACCAGCAAAATGTAAGAGAACTGTTTGAAGCTCCTGATGACGTTAAAAAAAGTTTATTGCGTTCCTTTCCTCAATTAGCAGGTAACGTAACTGCTTTATTTGTGCGTAGAGGGGACTATCTAAATCATCCGGATATGCACCCAACCACAACTGAAGAATATTTAAAGCAAGCCATTGAGATAAACTCAACCACTGCACCGGAGCACTACCTAGTATCCTCAGACGACCTTGATTGGTGTGACACAGTATTGCCAAAATATTTACCAAAAAAGAAAATAATTAGTGTACCTATGCCAGATTGGCAACACATGTGGGCGGCTTCAATATGCCGTAACTTCATATGTACGAACTCTTCCTTTGGTTGGTGGTCGGCGTTCTTATCTACACATATAGAAAAGCAGGTAATTTTTCCGGCTACGTGGTGCGGTCCAGCATTCCAAGGTAGCTGGCAAGATATTTATACTGAGAACAGCATTATACTATAATGAAGTCATTCGATTACTTCGACAAAATATATTGCATAAACCTTGATTCAAGACCTGACCGTTGGCAGGAAACGGAGTGCGAATTTACAGCTGTAGGGATATCTGCATATGTACGCATACCTGGTGTAGCAGCCTCTTCAGGCAGACTGGGATGTGCTCGTGCAATATATAATGCAGTTGAAAAGGCGTTGAATGATGCGTGCAAGACTGTGTTGATATGTGAGGATGATGTACATTTTCCTAAGGGGGGAGAGTACACTAATCGCAAACTTCAGTCTGCCTTAACTCAATTGCCTGAAGATTGGGACGCATTATACTTAGGGGGCACACTTACGAACCAGTTTCACATAAACCCTGTAGAGGCCTACTCTACAGACCTCCTGAAACTGAGAAGCGCATTCACCACACACTCAATAGCCTATTCTAGAAAAGGTCTACAAAAACTCATGCAAGAGGTCTCTGCAATACCTGAGCATGTTAATGGTATAATAACTAGGTATGAAGCTATTGATGTTTATTTAGCTAAAGAGTACCTTCACAAAAACAATTGCTTCATAACAAATGAACTGCTAAGTTTTCAACGACCTAGCTATTCAGATATATGTAACAATTACCAGAACTACCTGGCGTTGATGCAGGACGCATTTAATCAGTTCGCCGCAGTTTAAATAACCAAGACAATGTTTGATCGTACACAATTCGATAGTACAATAAATCAGCCAGACTACTACAACTGGCATCCAACAGGAATATCGTGCATAGATATAAGCGAACATTTTCCAGGTAATGTCGCACAAGCAATCCAGTATATCTACCGAGCAGGCAGGAAGCCTGGAGAACCTGCACACAAAGACTATGCGAAAGCTGTGTGGTGTTTACTTAGAGAGATTGAGCGTTTGAATACATATGCCGGCAACGTACCAAAAAATAAAGGTAACTGAGGAATTATTGAACCAGGATACTGGTGCTTATTTTGTATACGGTGACAACGAAACTAGACAAGGCATGGACGGCGCTGCCACTCTGCGTACCAACTCTAGGGCGATAGGATTCATAACCAAAAGAGCACCGGGCACCAAACCCTCAGCCTGCTTCAAGACCGAGGAATATATCAAGCCGTTTTTTCAGCAGCTTAAGCAACTGCAAGACATTATAAAAAATGCGCCGCACCAAAAGTTTTACGTCAGTAAGATAGGCTCTGGTGCGGCTAACAAATACTATATTT